ACCTATGCGACGCCGACCTGCGCGACGCCGACCTGCGCGGCGCCCGAGGTGTATACATGGCCTGTCCTACAGACGGCAGTTTTATCGGCTGGAAGAAGGCTTCGGGCTATGTCGTGAAGTTGCAAATTCCGGAGGATGCCCGCCGAGGCTCTGCCGGAGGCGAAAAATGTCGCTGCGACAAAGCCTATGTGGTGGAGATTCAGAATGCTGATGGAACTAAAGCCGACATCGACACAATTCATTCGAACCATGATGCGAACTTCGTGTATACGGTCGGCGCTACCGTCGAGGTCTCCGACTTTGATGATGACCGCTGGAGCGAATGTGCTCCGGGTATCCACTTCTTCATCGACCGCCGGGCGGCCGTGGAGTATTAACGGGGGAAGGCTATGAAAGTCATCGTCACCTTTTCGGGCGGGAAAGACAGCCTTGCGGCGCTGTTGTGGACCCGGGAACATATCACCAAGAATTTCACGACCGTATTCTGCGATACAGGGTGGGAACACCCGCTGACTTACGAGTACATCCACCGCATTGCCGACAAGTTGCATCTCGACCTGGTAACATTGAAGTCGAAGAAGTACGACGGGATGGTCGATCTTGCGCGGCAGAAAAAGCGCTGGTCCTCGACCCGGGCGCGGTTCTGCACGGAAGAGTTGAAAACCAAACCGACGATCGATTACGTGCTGGACGAGGTTCAGGACAATATGCTGATGATTCAAGGCATCCGGGCGGCAGAATCGGCCAGCCGTGCGAAGATGTCGGCGCAATGCACGTATTTCAAATACTATTTCGAGCCTTACGGTTACGATAAAAACGGCAAGCCGAAAAAGCACACCTACCGGAGTAAGGATGTCCGGGCGTTCCGGGAAAAGTTCGCCGACGATCTTTTGCGTCCCGTGTTCGACTGGTCGGCGCAGCAGGTGATCGATTCCATTCTCGCCGCCGGGTTGGAGCCGAACCCGCTCTACCGGATGGGCTACAAGCGTGTCGGCTGCTGGCCGTGCGTGATGGCGAATCAGCGGGACATCCTCAATATTGCCCGGCAGGCTCCGGGGCGGATCGACGAGATTGCAACCCTCGAAATGGAATTGCACTCCTCGTTTTTCGGACCGGATAAGATTCCTGCCCACGCGATCACCAGTGGCGAAAAATATCCGACGATCCGAGATGTCGTGCGCTATGCCGAGTGGCAGAACGCCACGGGCAGCTTGTTCGACGACGACACAGCGACAAGCTGTATGAGTTATTACGGATTATGCGAATGACACACGCTTCCCTTTTCAGCGGCATCGGCGGCTTCGATCTGGCTGCCGAGTGGGCTGGCTGGACGAACGCCTTCAACTGCGAGATAGACCCTTTTTGTCGAAAAATCCTCAAATACCATTTTCCAGATGCAGAACAATACGGAGACATACGAACAGCAGACTTTGCCGTTTGGCGAGACCGTATCGACGTGCTCACAGGCGGTTTCCCCTGCCAGCCGTTCAGTCTCGCAGGCAAGCGCAAGGGCACGGAGGACGACCGCTACCTCTGGCCGGAAATGCTTCGGGTATCCACTTCTTCATCGACCGCCGGGCGGCCGTGGAGTATTGACGGGAGAGCCATGAAAGTCATCGTATCCTTTTCAGGCGGGAAAGACAGCCTTGCGGCGAGCTATTACGAGTTGTTATGCGAATGACCATGAAATTACGAGTATTCACAAGTTTTTCCGGCTATGACAGCCAACTTATGGCCCTCCGGGACATAGGTGCGAATTACGAGTGCGTAGGCTGGTCGGAGATCGACAGATGGGCGATCAAAGCCCATAATGCAGTATTTCCGGAGTTGGCAGACCGAAATTACGGCGACATCACGAAAATCGATTGGAACGCCGTTCCGGACTTCGACCTGTTCACCTACTCGTTTCCGTGTACCGACATCAGTAGTACTGGAGAACAGAAGGGCTTCGAAGAAGATTCGGGTACCCGGTCATCTCTGTTATGGGAATGCCGTCGGCCGATCGCGGCCAAGCGTCCTAAATTCCTGCTGATGGAGAATGTGAAAGCCCTCGTGTCGGATAAATACCGTCCGCTGTTTCTCAAATGGGAATCGTGGCTTCGCTCGCTCGATTATGTCAATTACACGGAAATACTCAACGCCAAAGACTACGGCGTGCCGCAGAACCGGGAACGTGTGTTTATGCTCTCCATTCTTAACGGATGCTGGTATGAGTTTCCGCATCCGGTTCGGTTGGAAAAGCGGCTGAAAGATGTGCTGGAGCTGGAGGTAGACGAGAAGTATTTTTTGAACGAGTGCGGGATAAATTACGTCAAAAAGAAGTTGGGGAAATATACGGCTATCAACGGTGAAGTGGCGATGTGTTTAACAGCGAAAGGTTGCGCAAATTGGACTGGTACTTTCATATCCGACAAGTATATTCAGATCGGTGCGACAAAGGAAACGGACTGGAACCGACAGCAATACCGGGTATACGATCCGACCGGCATCAGCCCGACGATAACGACGAAATCGGGCGGCGGCCTCGAACCAAAAATCCTGATGCGGGGACGCGGCTTCAACAAAGGCGGCGAAGCGGATATTCCCGGAACGATTACAGGAAGTGCGTGGGAGCAGAACAATTTGCTGGACTATGCAGGCTGCATCCGCCGCCTTACGCCCCGAGAATGTTTGCGGCTGATGGATGTTTCGGACGGCGACATCGACAAGATACAAGCTGCGGGAATCAGCGATACGCAGCAATACAAGCTGGCCGGGAACAGTATCGTAAAGGCTCCGATGATGGGGATATTCAGGAATATGTTGAAATACGGACTATGCGAATAAAATAATAATGAAGATGAAAGATCATGTAACAAGCATTGGGAAGCTGTTGCGCCTCGTGGATGGCAAGTTTATGCGTGGGGATGTAGAGATAAAACCTGAAATCGGCAATCCCGAACAAATCGCGCTTTTGCAGAAGATCGAGCGCGAACGTACACAACGGGAAAAGGATGTTAATGATGGCCGGTTGGATGTCCACATTCATGTGGAAGATATTAAGTACGAAGTCGTCTGTGAGTTCAGGTGCATTTGCGGAAATGATATTCAGGCGAGGGGCATTAATTATACTGACGATTGGGAAGAATTGGAATACCCTGTTTATGAGGATGGGCCAATCATCTGCGATAAATGCTACCGGGAGTATGAGATTAATGATTTACATGCAAAGTTGATTAAACGATGAAAACACGCCTACTGAAACGACTGCGGGAAGAGGCTCGTATGCACTATTCACCTATGTTTTTGCGCGAGTTTGCATTGTCGCTTGGGTGGAGCTATACACAAGCCAACAAATATATCCGCACAAAACAAAGAATCTATATTCTCCGCCGCGTTGCGGAGCTAAAAGGAAAGAGAAAATGAAAAGCCAAAAAGCAGAAAAAGAACTGTATGACGGCAGCTGGAAAGTAGAGGTGGGTTTTGAGGACGAAGAATTTGACCTGCCGTATTATGCTGTGAGAGTAGATGTGGCCCAATATGCGATCGAAATTGCCGAAAAGGAGGCCGAGGAGCGGATACGGGCGAAAGCGATAGAAGAGCACAGAAAACGCTGTTTCTTCCGCAACTTCCGCAATGACGAATGTGCAAATACGGCAACTAAATGCGGTGAACATGACTGCTTCTATATGGATGAATTTATCCAAAAACTGAACGAGAAATGAAAAACTTTTTGATTGATGGTATTTGGCAAGGACCGCCGGATGGGTTCGACGTAAAGGAATGGCTCAATGAGGTTGTCGCCTATTCGGGTCTTGACGAATACCTTCAACCTACTGGAGTTATTCGTCGGTTTCAGAAGATAGAGCGAGTGCGCCGCAATGGCCGAGGCCGGGGCAAGACCGTCGAAGCTATCGCCGCGGAGATAGACAGGTTGAACAACTTAAAACAAGAATAGGATGAAATTCACCACCCCGTGCTTTGTCCGCGTCGAGGATGCGGAGAAGCGGAAAGAAATGACCGAATGGCTGAAAGGAATCGGGTATACTGTGTGCCGCTGTTGCTTTTTCGACGGCTGGAATACACTGCACTGCGGCGCGATTAGCGAGATGGGCGGCGGTTCCTGGGTGCACGGCATCCCGGATTATGACGAAGACACCGGCAGCAATATCGGATGGTTCAAGGCGGAGGACGCCGACAAGGAGTACCCGTCATACGACTGCGGCGAAGACATCGAGCTGTTCAAGGCGCTGGCGGCGATGAACGATGAGAATGACAACGAACAGTATTTTGTTACCGAGTTAGCCGGGAGTTCGTATTGTGTGCACAAAAATCGAAATACAAACATTGCTTATTCTCTTACTTGCCGCAAGGCCACGGTCGCAGAGATTATCGAACATTTCAAAAAGAGTGAGAAATGATACGAGCAAGATTCTATATCAAATTCAAAGATTGCGGTAACGATTATCGGCCAGTTAAATGGCCAATCAAGTATCCGTATTGGTGTACGGGAGAAAGCGTCGACTCTTTCGTTATTGTCGCCTATGCCGAAAATGTCGAGCAAATAAAGGATTTATGGCCGGAGGCTTATATGATCGAATGCGAAGAAGTGAATGAAATAACCTTCACCACAAGATTCCCAAAACCGAAGTGGTACAATTAATATCAATGTAAGCCATGAAAAAGATAATGTTTAACGACCGCTACGGTTTGACACAGGCGGTGATCGAGGGCCGAAAGACCATGACGCGACGGTTGATTCCTGATGAGTTCTTCGGACTTACGTGGGACACAAGGGGCGACACCTTGGTTTATGAAAACGAATACGGGGATTTTATTGATGTCAGGCACTCGAAGTATACCCGCTATAAGGTTGGCGAAGTCGTGGCCGTGGCACAGAGCTATTCGACGATTGCCGCCGGGCATCCGGATGTCTATACGTTTTTGCCCCAGGTGGCTAAAGCGCATAAAATATCCATCGAAAGCGTACATGACCTTGCAGGGTGGAATAACAAGATGTTCACCAAAGCGGAACTTATGCCCCACCAAATCCGCATCATCGGAATCAAGTGCGAACGGTTGCGGGACATTTCGGACGAGGATTGCATCAATGAGGGAATTTTTGTTAACGAGTATGTCGGCAAAGGCAAAAAATGCCATCATTACGGGTTCGATGGCTTTTTCAATGAGGCCGAAGGATGGTTTGCCCGAGGGTGGTATAACACTCCCCGCGAAGCCTTCGCCAGACTGATCGACAAGGTTTCCGGCCGGGGAACGTGGGCTTCGAATCCGTGGGTCGTGGTGTACGAATTCGAACTTGTAAAATAGCAATGAGATGGCTTACTTTATAACAGAACCTTTAGCTGGCAGCGACGATGTAGTTGTGTCGGTTTATAAGAATACGGGAGAATATGTCGGGAATATCATTTACGACAGGTATAAATGGAGGATGTTGTCTGATGATGCCAGAGATGACGTTATTCGAAAGTGTTTCGGCGATAAGAAGTGGATTTGGTGAAATGAGCGACTTGATCTGTCAAATAGTTACCCGTAGAATATATGCTTACGTGGCCGAGATATTCGGGGGACCCGCATTTTGGGATGGCAAGTGGTGTCTTATGGTCGATGTGATTTGGCGGGGCAATGGATGTCCAATACGTGAAAAAATGGTGCTAAAGTTCGACACCGAAGAAGAGGCGGGACGGGTGAAAATCGGGACGATAGCGAAGGATAAAACACTTTATGAATTACTGAAATAGCGAGATTCTCGCAAAATCTCGAAAAAACTGTAAATATCTTTAAACACTTTAAAGAACTTGAAACATGGAAACGATTGAGGAAAGAGCACGAGAATACGCGCATCAATACCGACGAGATGCGCATGACTTGAAAGGAGAACGAGCCGATGCGGCCTTTGCGGCGTATTGTCAGGGGGCTGAAGATGAGCGTGAAGAGCTGATCCGTAAGCGCCTGCGCCGCCAGGGAATCATCGGGGCGGATGAGTGTGTGAAAATCGTAAAATGAGATAATTATGAGAGAAAACAAATATCGGGGCAGACGCCTCGACAATGGGGAATGGGAACACGGGGATTTAGTCCAATTTGGGCAGCAATGTTATACCCCTTGCAAATGTGCAATTATACCGGGCACAGCATCGGGAAGCGATCCACTCTGTAAGATTTTATTCGATTATGAGGTCGATCCCGCCACCGTCGGCCAGTTCACGGGGCTGAAAGACAAGAGCGGCAGGGAGATTTGGGAGGGGGATATATTCAAAGAAGACGGTAGCGGAATTGTGCGGTCAGTCTTCCGAGTGCCCGGCGGCCTTGCTTTCGAGGATAATCCTGTGTCGTTCGGCTATGACCATAGAGCGCCAGTATATCCGTATTCTTCCATTGCTGAAATGCAAAGCGTATCATGGTTATCGCAATGTTGCGAAGTCATCGGCAACATCCACGACAATCCGGAACTACTTAAAACTGAATAAACCATGAAGAATTTCGATTTGGAGGCCGCCAAGCGAGGTGCGGCGGTGTGTACGAGGGATGGGAGGAATGCGCGAATTATCGCATTTGACTGCAAAGGGTGCGGTAGGAAGCCCATATTGGCCTTAATTGATATGGGCGATTGGGAGCAAAGCGCCTCACATACAGAACGAGGTGAAATCATTGAAGATTTCAAAGACGCTTCCGACCTTATGATGCGCGACGACGACTATCTGGAGAAGCTGGAACGTGGGGAGTATGGAAATCATATCGAGGATAAGCGCGAAATGATCGATCCAGCTATTAAGCAAAACTTAAATACTGACCGCGAGTACTGGCGGCGGGTGTATGCCGGGCATATAGCTGGAGGATTAGCGTCTCACAATGGCCTTAACATTATTGGATCAGAGATCATAGTAGCTAAAGCTTCATGCAGCATGGCCGACGCCCTGATTGCAGAATTAGAGAAAGATGAAAAAGTACTGTAAGTGCGGCGAGTGTGCTTTTCTGAAGAATGAAGGCATAGACGGCTACGGGCAATGTATCATTACCCGGAATATACGGCATTGCGGGGGAAATGTGCAGTTTTCAGGACGACAAGCCGGACGAGGTTCAGGCTGTCCGCATCCTGCATCATTTTCAGAAATGGCGGCGGGGCGGCCGGGGAAAACAGCCGAACCCCACGATTATCGGAGATGCCATAGACCGGGCGATACGGACGTTGAGGCGGGAAACCAAAGATGCACCGAAATTTTGAACTGTAAAGCGAAAAGTATGAAAGCGAAAAATACGGATATGGATTGCTGGCAGCGGATCGAGGCGGTGATCGGGTGGGCGAAGATGTCCACGAACGGGTTTGCACGGTATATCGGCCTTGCACGGGGTGAAAACCTTTATCAGATCAAACGGGGCAACAATGGCATTTCGCTCGACGTGGCGGAGCGGATTTGTGCCAAATTCCCGCAGATCGACAAATTGTGGCTGTTGGCCGGGGACGGACAGATGTTCATCCGGGAGCACGAAGAGTCGGCCGAGATTGCCCGTTACAAACAGGCGCTCGACGAGGCATTGGAGCGGGAGAAGATTCAGCAGAAGGTGATAACCGACCTGCGCAGGGCGTCGCAGGAGCTGCGCGGCAGGGCCGTGGCCGCGTTCAAAGAGGCGACGGACGGATATTTCGTAATCGGGGCGGTCAACTATGCGGGGGCTGTTCTGGAAAAATTCGAACAAAAACTGAACGGGGAATGAGAATCGTAAAACTTATTCGACAAGGGGGACATCCCTATTGGAACCGGAATAATTTCCGGGTGATCCGCCCGGATGGGAGCGAGGTCAGTTATCAAGATCAATTAGACTTATATCCCGATATACCGCATTACAAATCCGGGGAAAATTCTTATTGTGCTATGTATGATTTTGAAATTTACGTGGAACCGTCCGGAATTTATTGTCGACCGTATCATTGCGGTAGTGGTTATGGGAAGCAGCCGGCGGCTTCCGCTCGATTGTTGATTGCTGCATCTTGTTTCGATTATTACGAGATTCATGGAAACATAATGCCCATATCAACCGAAATGGCTGACGAGATTGCAACGATAGAAAATTCCAAGAAAGAATGACACCGATTTATGATAACGACGATTTCTACAAAAATCCTGCGAAATACATTCAGTTCAACCGAAAAGCAGAGTTTATAAGCCGGAAAGGAGATACGATCATCGGATATATGGATTATGAAACGAATCTGATAGCCTGCGAATCGGTGAACGGAAAATCTTTGACCGGGTTTTATTTCGGCGACATTGCATCATTCGAGTACATAAAATAAAACAGACAATGAGGACCTTTACTTTACAACAGATAGCCGATATTATCGACTACAAGCACCCGCTGTCGCGGGAGCGGTTTTTCTACTATTTCGAACACCTGTACGGCTTCGAGAAAAGCCGCATCGAACACTATTGGGAGGTGTTCAACCGGTTTCCGGGGATTGTCCATAACCCGGATTTCCATGCCGTGCTCGACGACCTGCTCGACAAGGCGGGAGAGATCGTCCGGCTGATCGGGCTGAACGAGGCGGTTCCGTACCACGTCAAGCAGCACACAAAGCCGGTCCGCAAGCAGATTTATTATCGTCGGGCCGAAGGTGAAGAGTTGCAGTCCGTTGAGGTGGATTTCAATGAAGCGTCGCAGGTAATTGCATACGCCGGGATTCTCCGGCAGGGGGGCGAGATCGTTGCGGCGTTGGATTTCGTGGAGAAGATTTCATGCGGGCAGTCGGGGTATATGGATGTTTTCGACGGCGACATATTCGCTGTTTATGAAGAAAATATGTGGTGTCGGGGCTGTGAGGACAATCTGTACGTTTGCGATAAAGGGACCTACCGGCGGTTGCTCTACACCGCCGGGAAGGGGTATTTGCGCAAGGGAGAACCTGACTACGACATGGACAACGCCTACAACGCGTATGTGCTGACGTTGTGCCGGAACTATACGAAGATCGGCAATATCTATGTCGATTGTTCGATGTTGGAGGATAAGCCTGGGGACCATGTACGAAAATAGGGTGTGCGGGGAGTGTCCGCTCTTCGAGTGGTTCGAGGGCGGGATTGATGCGGGATGGTGCGGGTTTCACCAATGGCCGGCAGATGCGGACGACGAGGTGTGTGGAGATAGTCCGGTTTCGAATGAAGAATAAGATCGAAAACAACATAAAGATATGTTTGAAAAACTGATTTGCCACGTATGCGGGCATGATTATCGGGATCGTTACAGCGCACTCCTGGGTGTCGATAAAACGACAAAAAAAGAACGGATCATAATGACGAAATACGAAACCTGTTCACGCTGCGGTCATACCAAAAACGTGCAGGTGGATTCGATTTGGGAACCGGTGGAAACGGAGAATCCGGTTGTCCGTCGTTGGGGATTCAATAACAATCGAGGGTGGAAAGAAAGCACGGTAAAGCGCATTTTGGATGAAAAAATCGGATAAAGAATATGAACTGCGGGTGGGTGTGCCGGATGGATGCAGGCTCGTGGGGTGCAGGACGGAAGGAGAGGTCGTCGTGATTGTATTCGAGGACGAACGGGGACCGGATATTCGGCCGATCGGATTTTGCCGAGAGCACTCGGGAGAAATGCCGGACGATGAACAATGAACCATGAAACACTTAAAGTATGGAATACAAGAGAATTACAATAGATGTCGGGACGCTGTTGCGGGATGAACGGCCGAAGATCGGGGCATACCTGGAAAAGAAAATGGAACTTGTGCCGCCCGCCGGGGTGACGCGCGAAATGTTCCGGGCTATTGCCCGGGAGCTATGCGAAATGATGTTCGCCGCCGGGGTCGGCCGGATGATGGAGGCGATGCGGCAGTCGGTTCCCGCGGCGGAGATCGACGCCGCAACGCGGGAAAAGGAGGTGTGTGCGTGATGGGTGGCTGGGTGACATACGACGAAGGGCTGGCCGCTGTGGGTGCACGGGTGGCGAGCTATCCCGATCACCGGGGCGACGTCCGGGAAGGATGGATCACGGGCCTCTATTCGCTTTACGACAAGCGTTACATGGAGGTTGTTTACGACGACGGGGAGAAGGTGCAGTTACTGGCCGTTTCGGGACGTTATTCGGAGCGGATGGACACCTCGCTGGACGTGGGGATGATTTGGAGGGAAACGGTCTGAAATCGAAGAAAAGCGTGCAATGTGCATCCCGGAAACATCGAGTGCACAACGCAAGCCACTCTACATAGTAGAGTGAAGGTCGCAAAAGAGGGGGTATTGTGCAGTAATTTGTGCAATACCCCCTCTTTTGTGTGCAGTAGCACGTTGTCAGCGCAGACGGTGCAGGAAGCGCAAGTAGTACTCCATGTCGAACTGCGTAAATTCGAGCCGGGAACTGACCGCAGCTTCGAAGGTAACACGCAGGTAACACATGGAGCATGGAAACCGGCGCAGCAGGATGTCGCGGTCAGCGGCAGAGAGGTCCGTGTTCCGCATGGTGGTCCATGTTTTCAAATCTGTGCTCCCTTCGACAATGAGCTGCATCGGATAGGCTTTGGGAGTGTGAAGGCGGAGGATCATGCTTTCGAGCCGTTTGTACTCCGTGGAGCCGAATTTGAGCGGACGTGTGACCAGGCGGATCCGGACGGGCTGGTCGGGCCATGCCTCCTCCTCGTCGAGGTTGAGGAGCTGGATATGACCGGGAGCCAGGCGGACGAACAGTTCGTTGGTGTTGAGTTTTGCTCCGTAAAAGTCGCGCGTGGACCAATAGCTTCCGTCGAGCGAGTAGACATAGGCGCGGGTTCCCGCAGCGGCCCGCCCGATGGCTTGGGCGGGATTCCAAACGATCACCTCGTTATGGGCGGGCTGGTAGTATAGCTTCGCCGTGCGCAGGTAGTCGAGCGGCGGTGTATTGTGCAGGTCGTTCAGCGGTTCGGAGATCAGGCGGCTCTCGTTGGAAAACATCGCCATGATACCCCGCGCTGTCACGTAGAGCACGTTGTGATTGACGGCGAGCGTTTCGGGGTTGACGATCCGGTCGTAGTTGAGCGGGATCGTCGCCGAATACAGTATATCGCCGCTGCCGGACTGGAGCGTGAAGATGCCCTCGTCGGTAAAGACGTAGAGCGGAAACTCGCCGAACTTGGCATCGGACATTTCGATCGCCGCGGAGTTTACACCCAGGATGCGGTTGCTGTCTGTGCCGATGGCATAGGAATTGGCCAGCGGAAACGAGAACGGGTTGTTGGCAGCCGAAACGCGGAGTTTGTTGCGCTGGGGGACAAGGGTGGCGGTCGCATGGATTGTCTGGCTAGCGGGTTTCATGCCTTTGAATATGACCGAGGAATATTTCACGTAACGATAGGTCTCGTTGTCGTACAGTTCGCTGTCGTCCCTGTATGTCGCCCAAGCGAAATTGTTCGTTTGGGCGGGTTGCAAGTCTATTTTATAAGGTGCTGTGTGGATCTCTTCTAAAACCGGTGCATACATGAATGTTGCCCGGTAATCGGGATAAGAGAGTATTTTATTCGGAACGAACGTAGTGTAACTGTTGAGCGGCAGCGTTGCGGCCGCCGTGGTGCGGTAGTCGGTATTGTCGATACGTATGTTGGTGATGATGTTATATTGGGGAGGATTTGTGGAGACGGGAAAAAAGGCATCCCCGAAACCTTCGAAGAGACGTAGCTCGGCATTTCCCCCGATATGCAGCCGGGAGTTGTACTCTTTGGCTACATCGTAAAAGAGCGAATGGGCATCGACGGGCTCGTAGGCGCCGTTCTGTTCGATGTCTTTAAGCAGGTCAGCACCGAGATACATGTTGTATGCGCTGTCGGAAAAGTCTTCGATGGGAATTGATTTGACAAAATAGAAGGGTTGCTCGGGGAGGCGGTTGTCGGCCCAGTATTTATGGATCATGTTATTGCCGATTGTTATGCCGGCATTTAGCCGGTTGAGTTTCTCGCTGTCCCAGATGGGATTGATCCGCGTGGAATAGATGATGATGCTTTTGACGAGATTCGTATCGAGGTTGTCGGGAATCGTGATAGTGATATAGGGGCGTATCCAGAAAGTGAAAGGGGTACAGTCTCCGTCCCCGCTTGCAGTCTTGACTTTGACGATTATTTCATTATCTACGCTTTCGGTATACAACACGCCTGGCTGAATCGTCTTTTTCAAGGAAAAATTAATGTATTTGCGATATTGCTCCCCTGCGGCGAACGGTTCAGATGCGGCGATGACGAGGGCCGATGGTGATACGAGAGAGCCGTCGGCCATCTGGAATGCTGCGAAAAAGCATATTTCACCCCAGAAATATTCCGCACTGATTTGAGGGATATAGAATACCCCTGTTGAGATGTTGTAAAAGGGGACCCCGTTCTTCACTTCGTTCGTCTTGTATTTTGCAATGCCGGTGCACGTAATCGGCTTGTTGGAAGAATCTACTCCTCCATATCCTTCCAGTCCCAGAATGGTGGACTGCCGCACGACGGGAGGCTGGGGAATTTGAAATTCCTCGTAGGTGCCGCCATTGAGGTAGTAATGCACAACCTGTTGGTTTGTGTTGTCCATTACGATCAAAATATTGCCGAAATGCGTGATCCGGATGTCGGAGGACAGTCTCTCGGTGAAGACATCGCCGTAGTCCCAGTAGATTGTTTCGTTATCAATGATGACGGTAAGCAGGTAGATTGCGCTGTCGTCATAAGGGACGGAGGCAATGTAGGTGTCGTCACCAGCGGCCGGGTGGTGGTAGATGATCGAGATTTTCGGGAGCCATTCCTTGTCCTCGCCTGGAACCCGGAGAGAATGTTTGATCTTCAGCGGGTCGATATTATGCCAGCCGCCCGTTTCCCAGCGCAGGTTGTGGAGTTCTTCGCACTTGCCGTCGGCAACGGTCAGATCGGGCGTCGAGGTATCGAGGCCCGAAACGGGAACGGAAATACGCCTGCGGTTGTTCTCTTGCTTTGCCATATTATTCGTCGTTTTGATTGATAGATTTTCGGATCGACTGCCGCAGAGCATTGAAGAAATCCTCTTCGGGACCGTTCGGTTTGTCGGAATTATTACCCGGTGTCGCGATTGTGGCGACAAGCCGGAGCAGGGAGGTGAAATCCTTGTCGGAGATCTCCTTAAGCGATACGCTCGTACAACGCCGGATCAGCTCTTTGCCCAGCAGTTCGCGGGCCTGTACGACGTTCGCTGTAAATTCATCGCCGGCGGCAGCTTCGGCTGTTACGATCCGGCGGTTCAGGTCCTCGTCAACCTGTTCCCGGACGGAAAGCAGTGCTTCCCGTTCGTCGGGGGAGAGGCGTTCCCAGGTGCGAGTGACGTACATCCGGCTGACTCCGTACTCTTGTGCAACGCGGGAAGCATTGCGCAGTTGCGCATATCGGTAGCAGATCAGTTTGTCGCGTTCCTGCTTTTCGAGGCGCGCTTCCTGCTGCTTCCGGGCTGCTGTCTTACGACGGGAAGCGGTTTTTTTCACCGGAGCGGTCATAAGGTTTTCGCGTTTTTTTGTGCTACGTTTTTGTAGCAAAAGTAAATATAATAGTTTATTTTTGAGCAATCGTGTAAATAAATTAATATACTATGTGTAGGCGGAATATTTGGATTTTGCTGGTGTGGGCCCTTTGCGTCGCGTTGGATCGTCTTGGATTCACTGCAATAGATAGCCCGAAGGTGTATGTTTCGTTTGTCGGGGCCTTGATCGGCGGCATTGCCTCGGCCGCCTCGGGTATATTCGGTGCGGCGGCAGCGAACAGGAGGCGCAGGCAGGCTGAACGCGAATTGGAGAAACAGAAAAAGAAACTGGCCGAATGGCGGGATGCGGAGATGGGCACAAACTATCTCGACCGGGCCGATTCGAGAGCCGCATTGCGCCGCGTGTTCGAACATAATAAAGAAGCGCAGAAGGCGGCGAACACGAATGCAGTGAAGTCTGGTATGACCGACGAGGCAAAGGTGGCACAAGCCGCGAAACTCAACGAGAATTATGCCGATGTCGTCAGTCAGATAGCTGGAGCCGGAGCCCGGCACAAAGACCGGGTGCAGCAACAGTACATGGATGAAACACGGAATCTCGACAACCTGAAAATTCAGAATCTGATGGACACTTCGGGGGTGGATAACATGGTACAGGGGATTACAGGAGCCGCTGCAGGGCTGGCAGGTACCTTGGGTGGCGGGACGGGTGCTCCCGCATCTCCGGGAGTAGGGGTGTCTCAAAAGGTGCAGTCTATGGCGCAGAATGCCGCAGGCATTCCCGCGTGGGCGGGCCGATACAAAATAGGGTGACGCTATGGCTGAAAAAATACGGAAGAAAGTTTATAAGCCGGTCGCGGGTGCAGATCTGAAGCCGGAAACGCCGGAGGCTCCCGAAATCAGGGAGGAACCGGCTGTGCCTGATACCCCTTTGAAACCCTTGGGCGTATCCGAAACTGTTGCGGCTCCCTATGCCGAGTTTGGTGGGTTGTCTGAAAGCCTTGCGGCCCGCCGTTCGCAGGCTTCCCGGAGCCGGGAGGAGGCGTTGAGTGGCTGGCAGAAGGCGCTGGAAGAGCAGAAGAGCGCCCGCCTGGCGCTGGTGAACGCCGCCAAACCTAAATCCGAGGACACAGCGAAAGAACAGCGCAGACTTCGGAACCTGGCTATCGGACAGGCCGTCGGGGAGTTCGTCGGGGCGCTGTTCGGCGGTATTCAGGGCCTCGGAAGCAGATCGGGCCGCGGATATGTCCCGAAGATGCCGGGACTGTACCGTAATACGCTGGCGCGGTTGCAGCAGCTGCGCGATAACGATATTCTCGCCAATGAAAAATACCGCAATCTGATGGGCTCCATGCTGGAACGAAACGCAGGGGATCGTGCGGCAGCCGCCCGGGAGCGGTGGCGCGATGCTGCTGCTGAAGAAAAGCAGTTGCGCACGGCGCAGGACTACATGGACCGTGAGGCGATGCGGGCCGGTAATCGGTCGGACGCATACGAACGGCAAGCCGCAGTTCGTGCTGATTTGCAACAGAAACGGCACCAGCAGCGGTTGATAGAACAGCGAAATGCCGCAATACTGAAAGGAACCGGTACGGGTGTGGACGACGATGTGGCCTATCTGACGAAATTGCTGTTGCCGAAAACTCGGACCTCGACCACGAGCGGCGGAAAGTTCGATATGACGACAGTACGGGATGTCACGTCGTACAACAAGCAAGAAGTGGCAGCCGCTACGGCGCTGGCAAGACAGATCGCGCCGATCCGAAAGCGGTATGAACTGTCGGATTACGACATCGGGATTTTGCAAGAGGCGATCACTGCGAAACCTTCCGTCGGAATAGGCTGGGAGCAAATCGCCGATGCGCTGGCCGAAGGGTATAGCGTTGACGACATTGTTTTATTCATTCGCACGAACTGACATCATGGCACATCAGAATAAACGACCGCTGGGGGAGATTTTAGGTGCCGGGAAGCGCCGGATGGAGCGCAAGCCGGCACGTCCGCTGAAAGAGATATTCGGCACTGGTAAAGAGTTGTCGAAGGAAAGGACCGATACGGCGGTATTATCGCCGGCCGATCCTGGATTTTGGGTTCCGAGTGATCCGTGGATAGGGCCCGAGCAAGAGCGGGAACCCGGATGGACGCCGAATTTCCGCGGAAAGAAAAAGTTGGCTTTTTTGGAGCAGTCGCAGCGGATGATGGACGGTTGGCAGGGGGAGAGGGCTGCCGAATCCATGCCTGCGTCGGAGACTGTCGAGACGTTGCAGACCGGAGCCGTGTCGGTCCCTGCGGAGAAAACGGGACGACGGATGCCCGTGGAGCGCTTCGATGTGCGTGGCATACTGAATCCAACTCCGGTTCGGTCGGGTGTGCTGCTCGATCCGGAACGCAGCGAGGCTCCGGCGGCGGGCGACATGGCGCTGCCGTCGGGGACGGTACTGCGAAAGAGCGACCGGGATCTGGACGAATTTTTCCGGGAACAAGTCATGCCCGGAATCGAACCGATGCAGGCTGCGGCTGACGAACGTGCCCGCAAAGTGCTTACCGAACAAAGTGAAGCGAGGGATCGACGCTGGTTGGAGCATTTCAATATCGACCCGGTGGGGGATTATGTGGCCGATGCGGTACGGACGGCTGCGACGAGCCGCAGCGAACGCGGACCTGCGCGAATCGTGGAAGAGGTCCTGTCGGGAATTGACCCCGGGAAGGCGAATGCTTACATTGCCGACAGGCTGGCCGACGATCCCGAGTTTGCGGCGGCGGCCGACCGTTTACAGAGAGTTGTACCCGCAGGCGGGGAAGTATCGGATGAAGAGATCGAGCGGTTGCAGACTGCGTTGTCGCCTGCACAGCGCAAACAGTATGATAAGGCCGTGTCGGAAGAGCAAAAACGGATAGTCGGGGAGCAGGAAGCCTTTCAGAAAGCCGCGGATGCCGCCTGGAAACGGCAGGCGCAGCAGTTTCAGCAGGGGATAACTGAACGGCTTGTGGAGGAAATGGCCCGGCGTAACATGCCCGAAAGCGAACTGGACGCATTTACCCGGATCGCGCTCAACGCTTCGGTGCCGGGGATGCTGACGGAGTGGACCGTCAGCAATGCAGCAGGAGGCGACAAGGCCCTGCATGCGCAGATCATGCAACGGGCATTGGAAAAGTACGATCCGTCGATCGCAAGCCGCATCGGCGGTGAAGTGGCCGGACTACTGTCGAGCGGTCCGGTGTTTGCCGCAGGCGGGGCATTGGGTAAAGCTGGGGCCGCAGGTCTGCGCCGGATAGCCGAGCGAAGCGTAATAAAGCGGCTGATGGCGCGGGGAATCACGGAGGGGGCCGAAGGAGTGGCCCGGAGGCTGGTGGCCGGGAGTCCGGCGCAACGTCTTGCACAGGGATTGGTGGCAAGCGGAACCACACTCAGTACCTACGATACCGTGGCGACGCCGCTGGCGATGGCCGCAGCTGGAGAAAATCCGAGTTTTGGGGATATAATCGGGGCAATGGGGCGCGGTTTCGCTACGGGGGCATTGCTTCCGGGGATCGGGATGGCAACGGGACGCGTGGCCGATGCGGCCACGTCACGGTTGGGACGCTATGCTGCGGAACTGGGCGGGTTTGCGGCGGAAAATGCCGCATTCGTAGGTATGGGGACCCTTTACGACGGGTTGCGCACGGGAGAATGGGGTTCGCCGGAGCAGTTGGCCGAGGATTTCGCTCACAGCGTCGGTGTGCTTGGCATTATGAAGAGTGTCGGCGCCCTGAAACGGGGACGGGCGAAGAATCCCGGGTTCTACGATAAGGTGATTGCCGAGACGGAGTTTACACCCGAAGAGGTAGAGGCTCTCGGCCGTGCAGGAGTGGACGGACGCTCGTACAAACGTGCTGTTTTCGACCTGTTGAACGCGAAAGAGACGGCATCGGGGCGTGAGGTGGCCGAGCGAGCCGCAAAGCAGTTGGGAAGCCAATATGCCGACGTGATGCGGTCGCCGGAGGTTCCCGTGTCGGCGAAAGCAAAGCTGATGTATTTGGTGGAGGGCCGCATCCCGGAGCGGTTGCCGTTGACGACCGACGTGCGGCGGATCGTGGGTGAGGACGGCCGGACAACGGTGGACCTGCTCGATCCGGCCGGGAACCTGGTACAGCGGCGCGCGTTCTCCTCGGAAAAAGCCGCGGAGGCGTTCGAGCGCGAGAGTGCCGGTGTGCGGGAGGTCAACAGTATTCAGTATTACGAAGCCTTGATCGACCGGGTGCAGGCGTTCGACGAGGCGTCGCAGGCATATGCCGTAGAGCGGGGCGTGCCGGTTGAAACCGTGAAGAACGAGGTGCGGAAAGCTGTCGGAGGACAGCCGTATGACAAAGAGTTGGTCCGGCGGGTCGTGGAGCTTTCCGGGCAGGCCGGTACCGGGACTGTGGATGTTCCGGGGATGCTGGCCGCAGAGATCGGTCGGAAACACGGTCTCCAGGAGGGCGAATTCGAACAGGCGTTGGCCCGGCGCGAGGAGGTTCGGACGCCCGAAGAGCGGGCCGCGGTGGCCGAATACGCTGCCCGGCTGAAAGAGATAGCTACGCAGGAACTGCGGCAGGAGCCGACGCCCGAAGAGCGGGCCGAAAGGCAGTTGGTAGAGGTGGCGGAGCAGGCGATCACGCAGGCGCAGAACCGTGACGACGGTGTGGTTTACACGGCGACGATGCAGGACGGGCGGCAGGCGAACATTATCAAAGGCGCCAATCTGGTCTATGATCCGGAGACGGGGGAGGTGGATGCCACGCAGTCGGACCCTACCGTGGTCGTGCGCTATGAGGACGGGGAGATGCGCCAGGTGTCGGTTCGGGAGATCGACATGATCGTCGAGGCAGTGAGCACGGACGACGCCCGGGCGGAAGCGTTGAAGGCGATCCGCGAACAGCTCGACACGGCGGCCCGCGAGGAAGCGTTGGCCGAGGCGGTCGAGACTGGTGGCCTGGTGCAGTTGAAGGACGGCCGCATCGGTGCCGTCGAGGGAGTGAACGAGGATGGCAGTTTCAACGTGGCGGTGCAGGATGCCGAAGGCCGGATTGTGACCGGGCGAGTGGAGGCCGGGGATATTGTCGGCCCCGTGGAGGAGGAATCTGTGCCGGAGACGGTCGGATCGGACGGGAACGCGGTTCCGGCAGCGGCGGATGCCGCCGATCCGCTTGTGGGACGGTCGCTGACCGACGAGGAGGCCAGGCAGGTGATCGGACAGATGGAAGCTGCGGCCGAACCGGCCCCGGAGCTGGAGCTGACGCCCGAGAACTGGGTGGCAGAGTTCGGCGAGGAGGGGAAAGTGCAGACCCCGGTCGGCGAGGTCAAGATGGGGGAGAACCAGTTGGCCAAACTGTTCCTGAAAGGGCGAAGCGCACAGTTCGGCATGGTCAAGCCGACACTTGAAACTCCGGATTGCGTGATAGAGATTCCGACACAAAGCAAAGACGGCAACACAGAACGGCCGTCATCGCTGCTGTTCGTAAAGGCTTTCACCGGCAAGGATGGCCAAAAGCATTATTTTTTTACGTCCGTAACCGTTCAGAAGGATGACATGGAGGTCTCGGTGAGCAATCATCTGGAAAACCGGAAGAGAATAATTGATTTCTTAAAGAAAGGGAAGCTGCTATACCGGGTTTACGGTGGTGCACAGACCGAACAACGCCCTGCCGATGTTTCTGTGACAGCTTCCCCTTCTGACATGCAGGGATTCTCAGGCGAAGATACAACAACTGTTCCGGAAAACCAAATCGCGGAGGCGGAAATTCCGCGGCAAAAGAACGGACAGCCGGATTTCAACGCCATGCCGGCGGACATGCTGGCCGTGGAACTGTCGGCGGCAGTCGGGCATGACAAGGCCGTGGAACGTCTGCAAGTGGCCCGAGGGGTCAATGCGAAGAGCCTGGATAAACTGCGCAAATCGCTGGACGGGATGGGCGATCTGAACAAGGCGATGGCCGTGGAGCAGCAGATCGCCGCCATGCAGCAGGAAGATGCCCGGCTGGCCGGGGCTTTGGAGCAGTTGGGTGCAGTCGAAGAGTCCGTCACCGGCAAGGCACCGGCGGAGAACTTTTCGAAAGAGATCGAACGGCTGTTTCCGGAGGGATTGCCCAATGTCCGGGCACGGGTGCTGGCCGACATCGCCCGCGGGCAGCGGTTCGTGTGGAATGACAGCCCCGACGGGACGAAACGCGGCGTGGCGACGGAACTCGGATTTACGGGGAACGAGAGCGAACGCCGGGCGCGGTTCGGAATGCTCGGAAGCGAGGCCACGGGAGCGAAGCACGTCAGCAGTTACGTCCATGATCTGTGGGAGGACAGCAACGGATATGCCTTAGACATGGACGATGCGGCGCTGCGCGACGAGGTGATCGACGTGTTGCTCGCCACGCCGTCACGGGCCTCGGCGATGGCACAGCTGCGCGACATGGCGGCCCGGCATGCGGAGGACGATGCGGCTCCGCGGGATGCCGAGGACCTGGCGGCTATGGAGGCGTATGACCAGGAGAGGAACAACAGTCGGACGGAGCCGGTAATTGCAGAACAACCGGGGCCTGACGATGTACCGTTCTCGGTAGTGGGCGGTGCATCGGCGGCTCCGGCGGGTGTTACGCCCGAAAGGTGGAACGTGATTGTGGACCAGCTGCGGCGGGTGATCGGGGCGGAGAATGTCGTTACCGATCCGGAAGCGGTTCGGGCAGCCTATGAGCGGATCATGGGGCGCGGCATGGAGATACGGCGGCGGCAGGTGGCCGAGGCGAACGAGCGCTACAATAAGCAGTTGGATCTATTCACCGAAGGAAAACTACCCTCGGGGGTTAAAATAGACCTCGGTTATCCCGGGGTGACGTTGTTGGCATGCGGCATCCGTAATGCGGACATGACGATTGCACAGCGGGTATTAAAGGACCACATGGAAAAGCACGGATTGACGGCTGATGACATCAGGAACCTGCCGGCTGCGCTGGAAAACCCCATTATGGTCTACGAGTGGGGCGACAAGGCAAAAACGACTATTGTTATAACTGAGATACCTCGTGAAACCGAACGTATTGCGGTCGCATTAAGATTCCGGCAAACGGTGGATGGAATCAAGATCAACAAGGTGGTAAGTGTGCATGGCAAGTCAATCGACCGGCTGCTGACTGATATGAACACGCCGCTGACGGATTTCGGTGCGGAGAATCTGAAATGGGTGGACAAAGAAAAAGCCTCTGATTGGTTGGTCACGGGGGGCTCCTTCGGCCCAAGTGCATCCGATCAAAGGCTTGTTACTGCTGTAAAAATAGTAACAAATTTCGATAATCCAAAGATCGGACCGGAAAATATAGTTCCGCAAGACAAAAAAACGCGTTACTTCCGGACGCCGGAGGGCGAGGTGTACGGATTCACGGCTGGCGGGAAAATATACCTCGACAGCGAGCGGATGAACGCCGCGACGCCGATGCACGAATACACGGAGCTGTGGTCGCAGATCGTGGCCCGGGAAAATCCTGAACTATGGATGCGCGGTGTGGAGTTGATGAAGCATACCCTTGTTTGGGACGAGGTGAACGCCGATCCGAATTACAAAGAGTTGTCCGAAGAGTTGAGGGTGAGTGAAACGCTCTCGCGCATCGTTGCCGACGAATTTGCCGGAAAACAAGACGCGATAACCGATTCATCGGTGCTGTTGGGTAAATTGCGTGCGTGGATGCGCAAATTTTGGGGGTTTCTGAAAGGCACGTTTGCAAAATGGACGAAGCGTGAATTGGATGATCTTACGCCTAAAAAATTCGCGCAGATGCCTTTGCGTGATTTTGTGGAAGGGATAGACCTGCAAAAAGTCCGGGGACCCAAACCGGAGCCGCAGCGGGCTGCCGGGCATAAGCAGATGCAGTTGGAGATCATCGAACGTTATAATCCGATGAGAGACGATGTGCATACCGGTATCCGAAATATCGAAGATATAAAGTCGTTCGAAGAGGTCGTAAACGAAGCCAAATCAGAGGGTGATACGGCATATCCTGATATTGGCTTGGACATGCTGGAAGAAGCGGCAAAAACAGGCCGGATAACCGTGTACAGTTCCTATCCCATCAAACAGGGAGTATTCGTTTCGCCGTCGCAGATGAATGCTGCGGATTATGCTGGAGGCGGACCGGTGTACAGAAAGGAGGTTTCTGTGGATGATGTGGCATGGATAACATCCGATGAGGGGCAATATGCGAAAGTCGGGAGCAATTCCGAAGCTCGGTTCAGTTTTATCGGTGAACGGGGTGCTGAAAATCTCGACAAGGCCGAAGAGGCATCCGTAAGGCTCGATAACCTGGCCGCAGCCCGCAGTATGGAGACGGCCGGGAAGGATGCACTTGCGATTAAGATGGCGACCGGCTGGGAGCGGGGTACTGACGGGAAGTGGAGGTATGAAATACCCGACATAAAGGTGATAAGGCAACCTGAAATGACGGTTAATCGGACCGAAGAAGGGGATGTCTGGTATAAGACAAAACTCGGGAAATTGATTGATGCTACGGAATTGTTCACTGCTTACCCACAACTCGCGGATATTGAAGTTGGAATACAGACTCTTCCCAAAGGGGAATCTGGAAGTTATCACAATAATGTACTGATATTAAACATTGATACATATAAAGATAAGAAAGAGGATGTAAAAAAACGTATCGGCGAAATAGAACGATCTGCGGAATACAAAGAATATAGCAATGTTTTTGATGCCGAAGATGCAACAGAGGCGGAGATGAACATGGCTATGAAAAAGTTTTTCACTTCCGATATTGGCAAGGAGTATTACGACCTAATGTGGGGAAAAGGCTCTACGGAAAAAGCGTTCGGAAAGAGTGCCAGATCGGTTTTGTCACACGAAATTCAACATGCGATTCAAGATATTGAGGGCTTTGCGAGAGGCGGAAATCTGACCATAGGGGAACGTATTGCGAAACAGAGAGATTCGCTGACGGATTGGCAACGTAATTTTATAGAGGACGTTGCTATATATGAAAGCCTGAAGGACACGATGCGCGAAGATTATCCATTGTCGAGATTCATGCGGAACACGGCTGCGGATGAAGCACGTTATGGCGAGAGCATTTCGCGCGACATTATGACAATGGACGATAAAGAACTACGCCGGGAATACAATCGGTTATCGCAAGCATCGCGAAGGGTGTCTCCAGGTGAAGCATATTTTAATATTGCTGGTGAGGTTGAAGCTCGTAATGTGCAGAAACGCCTTGGGATGTCGGCTGAAGAACGGTTGGCGTCGTTGGCCGAGGAGACGGAGGATGTGGCCCGGAAGGATCAGATTATTCTACGCGAAGCGTTGGGCGGCGGAGCCGCAAGTTTAGCGAATGCGCGGGAATTTACCGAGCGGCGGGTGACGACGCTCGAAAAGTTGGAAAATAAGCGCGATGCGCTGATTGCCGACCGCGGAAATATTGCTAACTTTGACGAACGACTGGCTGCGGTGGATGCCGAAATCGAGGCATACATGCAGTCGGACCCGGTAGCCGAGACGTTCGGCAAGGATGGCGCGGGCGATGCCCATCTGCAGGCCGTGGAGGATGCGGTGTACGATATGCAGCGCGAAATAAACCTTCCGACACAGACTGTCGTAGTACGCAATGCCGATGAGTTTATCGCCCGACTGCGGGAAATGGGGGCTACGGATGAACAGCTGAAAGGAATCTCTCCCGAACATTGTCCGGAGGGTGCGCAATGGCGAGGCGAAATCGTCATCCGGGGTGACGCTGTTGCAGACAAGGTGCATGCCCGAGTGATTTATATCCATGAGCAGGCGCATGACATCACGGAGGCATTGTTCACTCCGGATGAGTTGTACGATGCAGCCGAGGAGATGGGAGCGGACTACATGAATAAGCGTCTCGAAGAGCGTAATGCTTCGTACCATGTGGACGGGAACAGCGTCGAGAGCATGATTCAGGGCGCGAATGAAATGATTAGCCGCGGTGTCGATCTGTTGTACAGAAAGGGATTGTTGGCAGAGTTTTTCGCTACGGAGAATGGTCCGATCTATCCGGTAATCATGTACATGGAAGAACACGGCGTTCCGTCCCGACTGAAAGATTTGATTGTTGAGAACCTGCAAAACATAAAAGCGGATCAATATGGCACAGAAAGAACGAGACAGAATATCCCGGGAGAAGTTGAGAGACAACTTGATTCTCGATTATTTCCTGCCCGCGAAGGCGACGGAACGGCAGATGAAACGGGCGGAAGAACTGGAACGGCAGGGGATGCAGTTCCGGAACGCATTGGAGCAGGCGCAGCAGGAGTTGCCGCGGACGCCGGAGGACGTATTGGTGGACGTGGAAGAGATTTAGAGCGTCCGAGTTTTTCATTCGGAGATTCGAGGAATGACGCCCCGAAACTTACCAAACAACAGCAGTTGATCTCCGACTTGCGGCGTGCCGTGCGTGAAAGCAAGGCCGCAGCCCGTTCCGTGGCGCAGATCGTCAGCCGCCGCGTCCGCAAGGAGGTCGGCACCGACTTGGTGGAGATTATGGGCAAGCGCGAGTTCGACGCCATTGTCCGGCAGATCGAGGAGGCCACAGCCCGGCAGGAGGTGGAGAAACCCCTGCAACGCATCGCCGAGGTTGTGACGGACCTCGAAATAAAGCGTTTGCAGAAAGTGGTGGACGACTTTTTGAAACTGAAAGTGCAGGGCGAAGGGCCGCGCGGGGTCTCGGTGGCGAAAGAGGTGGATGACCGAACACGGCGGATGTTCGAGATTTTCCGCAACAACCTCGACCGGCCCGCGGCGGAAGTCGCTGGGGAGCTGCGTGAACAAGAGGATGCCGACATGCTCTACGACCTGGATGCCGTCAGCGCCCTCGAAGCCTATCAGGAGGCCGTGCGTTATGGTCGGGAGGTTGACGAGATAGACCGGGAGGTCGAAGCGCTGCGGGCGCGTAATACGCAGTTGCGCCGGGAGCGGATCGCGGCCAACAAGGCCGGGCGCAAAGAGTTGTTTGAATTGCTGAAAAAGCAGATTCTTTACAACAACGAACTGATCGATGCGCTGGAGGCCGAGCGTGTCGAAACGAAGGGACATCGGGCAGGGGCTCTCAAAGAGACGGCGGGGCTGCTTTCGGGACAGATAGGCGCCGGCCGCGAGATACTGTCCGAATGGAAAAAACAGGAAGAAGAGCGCCGCAAGAAAATCGTAAACGATGCGTTCCGCGATGTGGACGACGGGAGTAAGATTCCGGTACTCGACAAGCGGCCCGGCGTATGGACGCAGGGGTATCGGCGGACGGTCGAATTTCTGCTCTCCCCGGCCTATTCGATGGACTATCTGCTGAAGACGATAAGCGTGAACGCCCCGAAGGGCGAGGGTGCGCTGTACGATCATTTCATGCGCGGCACGGACGGCTACGTGGAGGCCCGCGGCCGTTATTATATCGGTTACGAGGATTTCAAACGGGCGCTCGACGAAAAGGCACGGGCCGTATTCGGTAAAAGTTATCCCGAGGTCGTGGCAGACAGCAACGTACCCACGGAAGCGACGATCACGATCACGAACGCCGCGCCCCGGAAGCCGGAGCGGGATAAGCAGAAAGGGACCGATGCCGGGAATCCGGAAAGGGTAGCCGCGGCAGAGGAGTACAACCCGACGATCGGTGAAGCGCTGTATATCTACATGACGAACAAAATGACCGACGGGCAGGTGAAACTCAAACGCATGGGAATAACGGAGGAGGAAGTGGATGCGCTGGTCGGAATTCTTCCGGCGCGCTACGTGCAGTTCGCCGACTGGCTCCAGAACGAGTTCCTGCCCGAGCGCCGGAAAACCTATAATGCGACGCATCTTGCTGTCTTCGGGACACAGATGGCCCGGATCGAGAACTACGTGCCGCTGAAAATTCAGAAAAGTTACGTGCGACAGGAGGTGGACGGTTCGGAACCCGATCCGGACACGCTGCCGTCGGCTATTACCGGGTCGATCATCAGGCGTACACGCAACAACCAAATCCTGAACCTGCACACGAATGCTCTCGACCTGATGCTGGAGCACGGGCAGCAGATGGAACATTGGAATGCCTTTACGCGGGTCGTACTCGACATGAATGCGCTGCTGACGAGCACGAAGTTCCGGCGGATGCTCGACACCCGAAATCCGGGGTTGCACAAGCGGTTGAAGGTGGCCGCGCAGCTTGCAGCCGACAGTTACCGTCCACAGGCGAACGACGTGAACCGCGCATGGATTGCGCTTGGCAAACTGGCCGCGTCGAGCAAGATCGCTTTCCGCGTGAACACGGCGCTGAAACAGGTGCTTTCCTATCCGGCGTTCTATGCCTACTCCCCGAATCCGAAATTCTGGGCGCAGCTGACGAAGAACCTCGCACCAACTACTTGGGCGAAGAATTTCCGTTGGTGTATAGACAACATTCCGTCGTTCCGCGAACGGTGGTTGGGCCGCATGGCCGGCAACGAGAAGCTGGCGCAAATGACTGCGCCGCTGCTCGACAAATGGCTCGATAAGATGAATAAGTACGGAATGATGCCCAATGCTTTCGTGGATGCGCTGACCTGTGCGAACGGGGCGAAGGCCGTATATGATTTCCGACGGACCGAATACATGGAGCGCGGAAAATCCGCGGCCGAAGCCGAACGGATGGCCCGCATTGACGCTGCGGTGTCGATCAACACGACCCAGCAATCGAGCGAAGGCATGTATATCGGGCAGATGCAGGCCGACCGGGATTTCTGGAGCGTGTCCATGTCTACGTTCCAAAACTCGAACTTCGCCTACCTGCGCAAGCAACTGGAAGGAATCGACGAACTGTTCCGCGACACGATGCGTGAACGCAGGAATCGGACGGAGTATTACAAGGAGCAGGGATTTTCGGACGACGAGGCCTCCGACTTGGCATTGAAAGAGGTCGTGGAGGCAAAACTCGGGGCGCTGTTCAACATTGTAGTATTCATGTTCGGGCTGAATATCCTGTGGGGGCTGGGCAACAACGTATGGAAATATCTCTTTGCTCCGGAAACCCGGGACGAGATACCCGGTGAACTGGCGAAATCGGCCTTCGTGGCTGCCGTGCGCAATACGACGGTCGGATCGCTGGCCGAAGGTTTCGCCAGCGGTTACGGGGCGAATCCCTCGGTGCTGCTGTCGGACATGATCTCATTCACGAACCGGCTGTGGCGCATCGTCAAAAAGGAGAATCCCGATGCGTGGAACGAGACGGCGGCTTATCTGGCCCTGCAAACGCTCTCGGCGAACGGACTTGGAATAGATCTCGAATCGTTCGTTAACATGTATCAGGGAATCACGGGCATGATCCGCGACGGGGTGGATGTGGAGGACCTGATGTGGATACTCAACGCTCCGCAGTCGCAGGCGAAACTCCTTGCCGGCAAACCCAAAGAAGGGGAGACCGAAGAGAAATATCACGAGCGGATGATCTTCATTGAGCGGCGCATTGCTGAACGAGTAGATAAGAAACGCCGCGACAAGTGGACGCGCAACTACACCGCCTACCGGCAGGCCGAAGCGCTGGGGATACAGGCCGAACGCGACATCTACGGAAATGTAACGGTTCCGGAGTTGAAGCAACTCGATGCGGAGTATGCGGCGGCTCTGAAAAACTCCGGGGTGACGGCCGCGGGGGGTATGCGCACGGACTACGACTGGGAGGGGCTAACCCCCGAACAGAAGAAACGCTGGCAGAAGCGGGCACGGATGGCGTGGAAAATCAACAAAGAGGAAAAGGAACTCGATGCGGTGATCGTGTACAACGAACGCTATGCGGAGCGGATGCGGGAATTGATGGATCGGAAACGAGAATATATGGTCGATGTGGAAAACAACAAATAACAGTAATATATGGCTGAAAAGAGTGTAGACATCCGGCGTTTGCGGGCGTTGGCGTCGGGCAGGAAGAACGGAGCGGCGAAATATCCGAAAGGCGTAATGTCGCAGATCCGCCGCTCGCAGGCGGAGAGGAGCGAGAACATGGACTTGCTGTATGCCTGCCTGAACGACTGGTCGCAGTTGGACGGGAAACGCCGCGATCACGAACGGTTCATGCGTTACATGGGCGGCGATCAATGGAGCGACCTGGTGGCCGATCCGGACAACGCGGGAAAGATGATCCGCGAAGAGGTGTTGATCTCCCGGACGGGGATAACGCCGATCTCGCTGAATATTATGCAGGAGTTCATCCGCAACATCCTCGGGCAGATGCTTTCGAACAAATACCAGTCGGTTGTGAGGGCTCGGCGCAGCGAGGACGACGTGGTGGCCGAAATGCTCACCAATACGTTGCAGGCGTGTCTGGAACTGAACGAAAATCCGACGCTCGACATCAATCACCTGTTCTGCCTGTTGTCGATGGGCATATCGTGGGGAAAGGTGACATATACAGCGTGGGATGAGCGAAACGACACGGACGGAAAAATCTATTTCGTGAATCAGAACCGTATCGGATGGAATCAGGACTGTGAGGACCCGCGCATGTTCGACTTGCGGCGTATTTTCGAACTGCATGACTATACGCCCGGGGAGCTGCTGGCGAATTTTGCCAAAACACCGTCGGACGAGCAGGCGCTGCGCGAACTGTATGCTCCGATGTTCAGCCGCGGAAGCATCGCCGAAACGGTGAATCAGACTGCGGTAGACACCCTTGCGACGCTGGATTTCTGGCAGAACGCTTCGGCGCTGAACAAATGCCGCGTGATCGAGGTGTGGCAGAAACTGGGCCGGTGGGTGCTGTGGGTGCATGACCGTGCTACGGCGGACCTGCCGAAAGAGTATTTGGAGGGATTCGATGCCGTGGAGCGGGCCGCGGAGGCCGAGAACGACCGACGCCGCGAGCAGGCGCTGGCCGCGGGGCTGACGGAAGCGGATGCCGAGGATGCGCGGATCGAGTACGAACGCCGGTACGAGGAGTATTGGTATGTTAAATACCTGACCCCGCAGGGGGTATGTCTGCTCGAAATGGAGACCCCTTACAAGCACCAGCAGCATCCGTATGTATTTGCGGCCATGCCGATTGTGGACGGGTTGGCGAAACCGCTGCTGTCGGACCTGATCGACATTCAGCGCAATATCAACCGGCAGCGAACCATGCTCGACGCGATCATCGCCGGAAGCGCGAAAAACACGCTGTTCATCGCCGAGGAGCAGATACCCGCAGACCTGACCCTGGAAGATTATGCCGAGCAGATCGAGCGAATCAACGGCGTGGTGAGATACAAAGCGAAGGCTGGCGTGCCGCTGCCGGAATATCTGTCGCGGAACTCGACGAATATCGGCGTCTGGGAGATACTGAACTTCGACATGCAACAGGCAAAGGAGATCGCCGGACTAACAGGAGCTTTGCAGGGGCAGGTCGCAAAAGCGGGGACACCTTCATCGCTGTATGCCCAGCAGGCGCAGAACGCCCTGTTGAATTTCGTGCTTCTGTTCGATCGCTTCAACGAATTTGGTCGCAAGCGCGACGATAAGCTGCTGAAAGTGCTGATCCAGTACTACGACAAGCGGCGTCACCTGTCCGTGTCCGGGCAGACATACAGCGACGCGGCAGCGGAATACATTCCCGAGAAGGCGCAGGCTATTGCCGACAACTACGCGCTGGTGATCGCGCAGGCCGCGGATGCACCGGTGTTCCGTCAGCGGATCGACGATTACCTGATGGAGTTCGTGAAGCTGGGGATGCCGTTCGACCTGTTTCTCGAAAACACTACGCTGCCCTTCGGCAAGAAACTCGCGGCGCAGATCAAGTCGCTCCGTCAGCAGCAGGAGCAGGGCCAGCAGCTCGATCCGGAGGCGATGGCGCAAGTGCAGTCAGAAGCCTCACAGAGGGCGAATCCGCAGGCTACGGCATTGCTGGCGCGGATGTTCGGGGCGCAATCTTCCGGGCAAGTGCCCGGGATGCCGAACAAGCCCGCGGCATAGGTCAGAAATTTGCATGTGTGCGAACCTCGGTCCTTTTAGACCGGGGTTTTTCGTTGAGGGGAATTTCAACGGGCGGGTCCATGACCGACGAGACTTTCAGGCCGATGGCAGTTGCCATGTAAATATCGTCGTGGAACTTGTCCACGGCGCCGTAGGAACCGTCGGCCTTCTGTTCGTAGGTCATGGCCTCGTCGAGTGCTCGGAGGTCATTCTCGGCGTAAAGCTGGTCGCGGAAACGCCGCTGCATCTGCGTAACCAGGTCGTCCTTCGTCGCTTTGTTGGTGTGGAAGCCGTACCGGGGCGGCACGCCCTCGCGGACTTTCGTGGGGTCGTCGCGCGAATAGATGTTGTCGTAAACGTCCACGATCTCGTCGAGGATTGTGTAGAAAAAATCGCTGTCTTCGGGTTTATGCTTCTTGATGGAGTTGAACTCCGGGACGAACAGCGCGTGGTTGTAGAACTCGGCCAGCTGCACGGCTTTCCAGATGGCGAGGTCCTGGTCCATGTGGAAACGCCACGTGCCGATGCACTCTTCGTCGCCGCCGAAGAGTTTCATGTAGCGGTCGATCACGCGAATCACGGTCCAGTCGGCATCGTCGCTTTTGCCGCCGATGTCCATCGAGACGACATAACGGTTGGCGACATGGCGGCTCTTGTCGGGAAGCGCCCACAGCCACAGCGTGCCCTGCGGGTTCGGAACGAAGGTCAGGGAATCGTCGATGGACTGCGGGCCGTAGGCGGCGTCGGCGATCAGTTCGCCCCGGTGGATCGGGGCGCAGCATTGGGCCGTCATTCGCTGGATGTCGTTCGGGTTATGGACATTGCGGCCCGTAGTGGCGAATGCCTCGGTAGGGGTGGAGGGATATTCGCATCGCATACGCCAGTCGGAAGGCATGGTGCGGCGTTTCTGACGATACCAGTTCAGACCTTCGAGCGTCGCCCCGAGGTTGAAATAATAAATTTCCTCTTCGGTCATGCTGCGCACAAAGTCGGACTTTTCCTGCTCGGTACGGAAACGGCGGTAGTAGAGGTCGATCTCGAACCAGGCGACAAAGACGGGTTTAAAGCCGTTTTCACCTTTCTCCGCTTTAATCCAGGTATCGTGAAAATAGTTGCCGACGCCCTTTGCCGTGCTTTCCAGCACGACGCTGGTGTAGGGATCGTCGGGGATGGAACCGACGACGCTCTGGATTACGTCGGCGGCCTTGCGCTTGGGGGTGTCCTCCCACAGTCCGACCTCGGTGCAATGGGCCAGTTTCAGGTCGTCGGAGCGCAGCGCCTCGGGATTCTGCACCGAGCCGATCGAGACGACGGCCCCGCGTTCCTCCAGCTGCCGGTTGGACTGCGAACCCTCGAAATTCTGGAAACGGACCGGGAACACCTCTTTCGGGTGGTATTGCGCCATGCGCGAATACATGGCCCGCACGTTGCGTGCCTGGTCTTTCTGATGGGCGACGATGCAGCTGTTCCAGTTGATGCGGTGGAATAGCTGAATCCACGCATAGAAAAGCTGGACGAGGGTGGAACCGCCCCACTGGCGGGCTTTGAGGACGATCACGCGGATCGGCTCCCCGGCGAAAAGGGCCGCAATCAACTCGTTGAGTAATTTTAACTGCGGCCGCCGCAGAACGAAGGGGATGATTTTCCCCGATTTCTTGTCTTTGATCCGGGCGCACGTCGCCGCCCAGTATTCGAAATCGTAATGGATGCGCTCGCCGTTGAGGAAATCGCAGCACTTGTCGAACGACAGACCGTTCCGTGCGGCGAAGGCCGCAAGCGACCCGGCCTCGGCGATCTGTTGGAAAACGGGCGTCCGGTAGAGGTAGTCGGGAACGAGGATGAAACGCTCGGTGTCGATCCGCAGTTTCTCGCGCGGGATGGGGGAGCCGGCCCCCGTAAGCGGGTCGTATTTTTCGAAAAGGCGGCGGTTATGGTCGTCGTTCTCCCGGAGCACCTGCCGGATGCCCTCGGGGGTTCTAACCTCGGTTATCACTTTCCCGCAAACAGCTGTTTATTATTTTCTGAATGTATTTCGGAGCCATCGGCGGAATCATGTCCCGTGCGATGATCCGGGCATAGTAGAGCTTGCCGATATGCTCTGCACGAAGGGAATTCTCGCTCTTTTCCTTTTTCAGCAGTTCGAGGTATTTCCGGTAAATCTCCCGGTGCTTGTTGCGAATGAACTCCTGACGTGTCTGCGGTTCCTGCCTTATATCCATTGTCCGTGGAATTTTTTTGTGCTTTCATAGCAAAAGTAAGTGATTTAATTTACTTATCAAAAATATAGTAAATAATTACATTTACAGCGAAAAGTTATTGAACTCGTTTTTTCGACTTAAAAACAGACAAAAAGATGGCAAAGAAAGACGACAAAGAGCAGCAGGTTCCAGAAACAGATATTTTGGAAGCCGCAGCAACAGCAGCAAAGGAGGCTGACGAAGCAACGCCGGTTCCGGCAACGGAACGTCCGGCGGGACGGGTTCGGGCTTTTATGCTCGCAAAATTCCCCGATCGACCCTGGGAGGACGATGCGGAACTGGAAAACGGTGTGGCCGACTGGTTGGAGGAGGCCGACAAGTCGCTGGCGGATTACCGGACGGCTGACGAGAAAATCCGCAGCATCGCGGAAAAATATCCCGAGATCATGGCGATTGCCGATGACTTGGCGAAGAATCCAGGGATGCCTCTCGGAGTGGCGATCCGGCGCAATATCGACGAGGACGAGTTGGAAGTTGGGGAGGACGATCCGGGTTTCGAGCAACTGCGCAAGTCCCGGGAAGAACGTGCGTCGCGCCGCAAGGCCCGCGAGGAGTATCAGCAGCAACTCGACCGGAATCTGGAAGCAAGCCGTGAGATTGTGGAAAAGTATCTTGCCGACAACGAAATGTCGGAGGAGGAGGCCGCAGCGCTCGGCAAGTACGTGGACGACATCATGGAGGCGTATCTGGACGGGCGGCTGACCGTGGATGTGCTCAACATGTTCCGCAACGCCATGAACTATTCGAAAGACGTGGCCGATGCCCGTGAGGTCGGAAAGGTCGAAGGAATGAATGCCAATATCGACGCCGAACGGCAGCGCAGACAGGAGGCGACGGACGGGTTGCCAGGTCCCGGAAGCTCGACGGGGCAGATCGCACCGCCCGCACCGGCGGAGCCAAGCGACATGATCGACGAGATACTGAAACGGAACGAACGGCGGTACAACATGCTGAAGTAATCACAAGAAAAAATACAACAGAAAATCAAACTTTCAAACAGATCAGAACATGAAAACCAAAAAAATTCTTTTCGTAGCAGGAACCATCTGCTTCGTTGTGCTGCTGGCGATGGCCGTGGTGGCGCAGGACTACATTTTCGAACTGCTGTCGGGCGGCGGTGGCTGCGTGATGGCTGTATTCGCCGGAGCTCCGGAGGAACAGACCGTGCAAGGCGTCGTTGGAACCGTGAAGGACGAATCCCAAACGGACGGATTCGTGCGTCAGGAGGTGAACAAACCGACGTTTAGTCGGAAACTGGCGAAGATTTTCCCGTCACGATTCCCGATGGACACCATTTTGCGCGAGATCGGCACCGGAACCACCAAATCGGACATTTACAAATATCCGTCAGTCGTTGCACGCGGCGTCCAGGCAAAGGTCAAGGAACTGAGTACGGAAGCGACGGCACCGGATGTGGCGACGATCAAAATGGTATCGGTGCATGCGCTGTCGCTCAACGGCAACCTGCTCGTCCCGAACTACACTGCGACCGGATCGGACGCTGTGGCGAAAAAAGTCTCCAGCGGGGTGTCGCCCCTGCCGCTTGTACTGCACATCGTGGAGATCGACCGTTCCGCCAAGACGATCAAGGTCTATCCGGTCAATGCTTCGAAAGTCCCGGCGTTCGAAGCCGACACGACGTTCTACCGTATGGGCAGCGCGATGGACCAGGAGGCGGCCCGTTCGAGCGATCCGACTGTGATGCCTACCTACGACGAGAACTACGTGCAGACTAACATGTGTACAATCTCGCAGCTCTTTGCCCAGGAGGTGCAGGAGAAGGAGACCGAGTGGGGCATGGCCGACATGAAGGAGATGGCGCTCTTCGACTTCCGCTATCAGAACGAGATGAACGCCCTGTTCGGCGTGAAGCGCGAGCTGGTAGACCCGATCTCGCAGAAACCCAAGTACATGATGGACGGTATCATCCGCAAGGTCGGAAACACGCTGGTGCGCGACGCCGAGCAGAGTGTCGAGAAGTTCCTGATTCACGCCGTAGCCAAGACCTTCGACGCCAACAACGGCTCGGACACCCGCGTGATGTTCTACGGTTCGGAGTTCGGCATCGGGTTGAGTGAATCGGCGACCTTCCAGAAACAGCTCGAAGCAGGAAAGACCGTCATGAAGTTCGGTATTACCTGGAACGAGGTGGAGACCAACTCGGGACGCCTGCTCTGCAAGATGCACACCGGGTTGGCTCTGGCTGGGTACGGAAGCGCCGGACTGATCCTCGATGTGGCCAACGTGCGCAAGGTCGAGCAGTTGGCGCTCCAGACCAAAGACCTCGACCTCGACACTGCGGGCGAGCGCCGTTCGAAGGACACCCGTGTGCTCGAAGCCTTCACGATGGAGGTGACGAACCCCGACACGCATACGCTGATGTTCCTCTAAACACGAACCGCGGGCGGGGGAGCGATCTTCCGCCCGCATTAAATTCGATTCATATATGGCAAGTACTACGATTTTTCGGTTGAGGTTCAACCGCAACTATACCACTTTCGTCAAGACCGGACGAGGTATTGTGAAAGTGGATTTCTCGCCGATCGTCATGTTCGGTCGCACGGAAAACAGCCAGTTCGGAACGGCCGATCCGGAGGTGGTCGAAGCGCTGAAAAAACACAGGGATTTCGGCTCGCTCTTTTTCATCGAGGAGGAGGGAAAAACGATTCCCGACAAAGAGGGGATTGAAGCAAGGGGCATAGGGAACACGGATGTCGCCACCGGGACGAAAACGGACAAGGAAGAAGCCCCCGACAGCGAGACCGGAACCGAAGACAACCTGACGCACGAAAAGAGTGTCACCAGCAAGAACAAGGCGATTGCCTACCTGCTGGAGAAGCATGGCGCGACGTTCTCGCAGACCTCCGACATCGCAGCGATGAAGGAGGAGGCACGGAATGTTTATAATATAGTATTCGACAACTGGGAATAATCCGAAGATGGCTTTACGGGACGACATAAAAGAGAAGGCGTTGGTGTGCATTGACGAGGTTTATACCACGTCGGAGGCTGGCAACGCCTCCTTTTTTCCGGTCGACAGGGTGCTCGACGAAGCCGCCCGGTGGGTGGTTCACGCCGTGCCGCTGAAAGCGCTCGGACCCGGAACGGATTTATCGGTGCAGTCGCTGGAAGCCCGGGAGGACGGAACGGGATCGCTGCTGTTGCCGGAAGATTTCATCCGGCTGCTTCGATTCCGGATGAAAGGGTGGTGCCGGCCCGTGATTATTCCTATTCGAGACACGGACGAACGGTATGCCCAGCAGTTCAATCCCGTGCTCCGCGGCGGAGACTGCAAGCCTGTTGTGGCATTATGCGAGGACGATCGTCGGCTGGAGTATTTCAGTTCGTCGAAAGGTGCCGGGGCTACGGTCGAAGAGGCTCGTTATTTCGGGTTCACGGAGGTGGACGACGCCTATCCCGAGCGACTGGCCGACATTACAGCCTGGAAAACGGCGGAGTTGGTGATGGCTGTGATGAACGACATCGCGGCCATGCAGATATGCGCCGGCAAAGTAGCTGAAATACTGCAACTGTTATGAAAACATACCATGTGACGCTGCAGGTGCAGGATATATTGGACGAGTGCATCAATCAGGTGGCGCTCGATTTTCGGGCGATGCGAGTAAATGATGCGGCAGCTGCCGACAAATACTACGACGATTATATGCTTTCAACGGACGAGAAAGATCCCTTTGTCGTGGAGTTTCAGTCGGTGGCGGCGGAGTTATGCGCCCGGTTTCCGCTGTCGGTGCGTGCATGCACGCTGACCGAGGACCGGTTTGCAGCCGACGTGACGATAGCCCGCGAACTGCCGCGGCAGATCATGGAACGGAGGATGAAGGATTACATGAAAGCTACGATGCTGGCATGGTGGTATCGGTTGCGCAACCCGGATTTGTGGCAGAAGCAGGCCGAGCAGGCCGAGACCGCAGGGGAGGAGTTGCGGTCGTTGTTTACGCCGAGTTGCACCACACGCCGGTTGCGTTATTTCTGATGGGGCATTATGAAAAACATTCGCATAGGTAAGGACATCCGGGTCCGCTGGTCGGTGTTGACCAACAAGGAGGCGCTTTCATTCGAAGGACGTGACCTGAAGCTGCAATGCCATACGCCGTTCCATACGACCGAGGAGGTCGAATTTACGCGCAGCGGGAATGTGTTGGAATTTGTCGTTCCGGGCATAGGCCAGTCGAGGGTTGGAAAATACAGCTTCACGCTGTGGGAGAATTTCGGCAAAGAGGGGCAGACGGCGGTGGATTGCTGTGATGCTTTCTGTCTGGTGCGGACTACCTGCTACGAAGGCGGAAGCGACGATAGCAACCTGGCGACAGAATCAGTCAATCTCGAAACGTCGAACCTCGAACTGTTGACGACGGGGAGTCTGCCGCAGGTAAAGTCAGAACAGTTCTGTATTCATACCAAGAAGAGCAACGTTTCTCCGGTGAAAGGAGCAACAGTCGGACCTTATGATTTTTACACGGTGATAGAAGGGGTTGCGGATGAGGATCTGCCGCTGCTGGCCGATTCGGGGACGTACCGCCTCGTATTGATGCAGGAGCGGAAGCATGCAGGCGAGGGCCGCAGGTGGCGAATCCCGATGCTTCCCTATGTTCAAGCAGAACCCACCGGACGAGACGTCCACAGCACGATTGCCGAAACCGACACATGGTGGCCGGTGACCGGACGGATCGTTCCGTGGTTCCGCGATGGTCGGAAATTGAATCAGGTATTACCGCTGACGATCTCTCCGACTAAAAAACGGTTTGCCGCGACCCGGAACATAAAACACCGTATCGGCGTGGCACTGTTCAGGAAAACGGGATTCGGCGGTGAAGGATGGACGCGGATTTCCAACATAGCGCACATCGAACTGATTGTGGTTAAAAGGGCATCGCCCGAACCTGTTATCCGTGTTGCTGTAATATCATAACCCATAAAAAGAGTGCTGTGAATACCCTCGGTTGTGTCTTTCAGTATATTATCGCTTCATGTAGCTCGTTATAGAACGTACTCTTTTTTTTGCAGCCAATAACATCTAATTGATCTTTCTTTTTTTTGAACTATTTTGAAGTCAGGCAATTATGCAGCATTCCAATACTGATATATCTCATTGTGAACCGACAAAATCTGTCAAACAGGGCGAATGTCTGACGGGAATAGCCGGTTTGACGGGAAGCGCAGGCCCTGTCATGGACATTGAAGAATATACAATATCCTTTCTTATCAGCGGAAAATATAAGGAATTACGCTTTTCTACATCACCGCGTGAAGGGGTTTATCCGTTGGAATTACAGGACGATGGAACGGTGGTATTTCAAATTGATGGTGATATGACACGTTGTATGATCGGAAAATATTTTGTCGAATGCAAAATTACGAAGGGGGATAAGGTCATTGTCAGCGATAAAGCCTTTGCTTTCGAAATTGTGGAATCCAGAATCGGAATAATTGACAATTTATGACAAACAACATGCAAAAGCCCGAAAACCTGGTATTAAAACTTGACGGAGGCGATTCGTTGCCGAAATCCGTGTGTCTGCATTTTGAATCTTCCGGATGGATTCTCGGTACTGAAGCGAAGATTAAAGAGGCCGAGTCGAAACGGGTGGAGGCTGAAATGGGCCGGGAATCGGCCGAGCAGCTGCGCGTCTCTGCCGAAGGACAACGTGTTTTGGATGAACAGACGCGCATACGGAATGAATCGGCCCGCCAGGTAGCCGAGTCGAAACGGGTGGAGGCTGAAATGGGCCGGGAATCGGCCGAGCAGCTGCGCGTCTCCGCCGAAAGGCAACGTGTTTTGGATGAACAAGCGCGCATGCAGAATGAATCGGCCCGTCAGGCAGCCGAAACCCAGCGCGAAGAGGATGCTGCCAAAGTGATCGAGGATTGCGTAATCGCCTCTGAAAAGGCTGATCAGGCAGCGAATGAAGCCTCGACTGCCGCAGGGGAAGCTATTGCGGCTGCCGGCATAGCGAAAGAAGCAGCAGCTTCGGCAGATGAAGCCGCTGCCATAGTAGTCGAGGCAGTCGCAAAGGCGGATATAGCAGCAACAGCGGCTAACGATGGGGCCAAAAATGCAAACTCGGCCGCGGAGAAAGCCGACACGGCAGCCGATTCCGCCAATGAAGCTGCGAGAAATGCTGCTGTTGCTGCCGAAACGGCCACTAACGCTGCGTCGAGTGCTAATTCTGCCGCTGGCAAAGCCGACACCGCGTCCACCAACGCCGACCAGCAGGCCGCGCGTGCGAAATCTCTGGCCGACCACCCTCCGAAGATCGTAACGGTCGACGATACGAATTACTGGGCCTTCTGGGATGAAGAGGCGAACGACTATATGACCTCGTCCGTCCGCTCGGATGGCGGTCCGATCTTCGCTACGTTCGACATTGATCCGGCGACAATGCTTTTGGGCGTGAATTACCAGCCCGGCTACGGCCATGGTTCCGAGTTCGAACTCAAGGATGATGGGCATTTGTATTACGAAATTAACGACTGACAGATATGGCAAAGACAAATTTAGGGAAAGTGGGCCTTACGCCCAAAAAGGCGTATTCGGCGAGCATTACATACGAGCGCCTGGACTTCGTTACAGCGGGCGATTCGTCCTATGTTTCACTCCAAGATAACAACCTCGGACACCCGGTGACGGATGGGGCTTGGTGGCAGGTTTTGGCCTCCGGGGCCGCTTCGACGGAAGCCGCAACCGCCGCCCTCGCCGCTGCCGCCAAAGCTCTTGAAGCCGCCGCAGCGGCCGCTCCCGTCGTTGTCAACGTCGAAGGTGCGGATGTCACGATCAACGTCGAAGGCAACCACAAATACATCTGCGGGGAGCTGACCTCGCTGAAGATCGGAACCGTGGAAAAATCGGCCCGGACTTCGGCGATCTTCTTCACATCGGGAGCCACGGCCACGGAACTCACCTGGTCGGATGACCTCGTGGACATCATCGGTTACAAGACCCCGGCGCCGAACAAGGCCTACGAGATCAATATCGAGGAACTCCGCGCAATCATCGAGTAGCCATGGACCGCAGACGAAGTTTGTTGAAGATCGCCGCGCTGCGCAGCGAACGCGAGCAGCAGGTGGGGGTGAATTGCACGAAAGGGTATCTTGAATCGACGGATGCCGGGCCATTGTTCGACGGCCCGCGAACTCTTGAGTGTTTTTTCAAGTACATCTCCAGCGATAAAATGCAAGTGATAGCCGGGTTTGGCATTTTCATGATTGAAATTCAAATCCTGACGAAAAATCAGCTTCGCGTCTATTGCGGGGGCGTAAACGCGATAGTAGACATTGTTCCAGGGGATAGCTATCTTGTTGATGTTGCCTACGACGGTACTACGGCGATATGCTATCTGAATGGGGCGGAGGCGGCTCGATTCCCGGTTACTGGATACAAGGTCATGGATTCATTCAGGACCGGCAGCAATACATATATCCCCCAAGGCTCGCTCGTATTTTGCCGCCACTACAACTACGCCCTTTCCGCGGAAGAAGTAGCCGCACACTACAACGGCGGTGATCCCGCAGGGTATGTGGTACCGTTAGCCGATAAATATCGTTGGGAAGCCTCTGAATCTAACATTGGAAATATCAGGTTCTATCCTAATAATGAAGGGTCCGGTGTTACCTCTTATTTAGAGGATAATGCTAATGGTTTCACGGGTCGATACGCACATATAATTTGGGGATCGTCAGGTTTATTGTCGGTATACAGCTATCAATTCATGGGGCATCCGGTCGGATGTGTTGTTGAAGCTAAATTCAAGTATCGTAGTAATGCTCCCGTACGCGTTCTGGCAGACAATAGTAGTCTTCCTATCAATATGGAGGATGCGGCTGACGCCACGATTGTATATCGCACAACAGGAACTAATATCTCTGGTTTTAGTGTAACTGTACCAAATGCCGATGCAAATTCATGGGTCGAAATTCAACCTGTGTCGTTACGAACGCTCGGCTGCATCGCCGAGTACCTGCCGCAGAACCTTAAGAATATCGAGATCAAGGATATGGGGTTCACTCCTAAAACGTTCGAATTTGATATGGATAGCCCATATTATCAGCGTGTTTTAGAATCGGGCGAATTGGAATCAGGGAGAAAATATCGGGTCGATTATGTCGTGGAAGAATGGGATATTGCCCCCGCTGTCATGGGTTCTTGCGGTATAAGCTGCGGCGTGTTGTCGACTGTCGGCGCTCAATATTGGCCTAATCTTTCTGCTGCTAAATTAGGTGAAAATCAATATGTTGTTGTAGACACTAAAGAAACCGGCACTCCGTATATGTATGTTTACGGATCGGACCCTTCATTCCCGCATACTTCAAGACGCTTGAAAGTAACGGTTCACTCTGTCAAGATGCTCGTCGATGCCATGTCCTGGCTCGATAGCGCCAGGCAGATCCCGCTGAACGACGAATACCTGCCGCCGCTGTTGCAAAGTGACGGAGGATATGACCTGACTGCTAACGGAACGCCGGAAATAATCATCAAATAACGAACTATGAACAACTACGCAAAACTGATCGACGGGCGTATGGAGTATGCGCCCAATTCAATCCGAACCGACGAAGGGCTTGTTTGCAACCCGCGGCCGGACAAACTGATCCCGCTGGGATACAAAGAGGTGGTCTTCGACGAGCAGCCGGAACCGTCCGACCCGCCGAAGCATTACCGGGAGGTCTACACCGAGGAGGCCGACCGTATCCGGGTCGGCTGGGAGGAGTACACGCCCGTGCCGGAGCCGCAGCCCGATCCCGAACAGTTGCGGGAAATGGCCTACCGGGCCGAAGCGGACCAATACCTGATGGCCTACGAAGGCTACATTGCCGAGGGCAAGATACTCGAAGCCGACGAGCAGAAGGCCCTATACCTGGCCAAAAAGGCCGAGATCAGGGAGCGATTCCCGGATAAGTAACCTGTCGGCCTAACTCTCAAAATACCGCAAATATATGAAAAGACTTATCAATAAACTCGTCGGATGGCTCAACGCCATCGCTAAAGACAAATACCAACACTTCGCAGTCGGGGCGGTCATCGCCTCCGCGGCGTTGATCGTGGCCGTGCCGTTGGGCGCCTGGTGGCGGTGGCTGCCCTTGTTGGTGTCGATAATCGCCGTAATGACGGCCGCCGTTGTCAAGGAGCGCAAGATCGACCCGAAAGCCGACATGCAGGACATTCTATGGACGCTCGCAGGAGGAGCCGTAGGATGGGTGGTGTTCATCGTGTTTACCCTAACTGCGAGATAAGATGAGCCGCCTGACTGAAATAATCGTTAACCTCGGCTGTAAACTGGGTGAGATATTCCAGACAGTTTATGGCTGGATCGCGGCGGCCGGCATTTTCGTTATGAACTTCTTTGCAGGATACGAGACGGCCATCAACGCCGTCGTGATCTGCGTGGCTCTCGATACTGTCTGGGGAATCGCGGCGCAGATCAAACGCGGGCATTTCGCGCTTTCCGAGTTGGGGCGGCACGGCATGCTGTCGAAACTGGCGCTGTATGCCTCCGTGATCGTCGGATTCGTGCTGCTCGAACGCATGGCCAACCTGGAATCGCAGCTCGCAGTGATCGCCATATGCACGCTGATCTGTCTGGTGGAACTTTGGTCGATGGGCGGTTCGGCGCTGATCGTGAACCCGAAGATGCGGTTCCTGCGCATATTTCGCGAGGTGCTGGCCGGGGAGGTCGCCCGCAAGATGCAGGTCCCGGTCGACGAGGCTAAAAAGTATTTGGACGGCAGCACAGGAAAACTAACCAAGAATTAACCAACATGGCAAGAAAAGAACAGATCGAATTTGTCCGGAATATTTATCCGGCTGCAGACCGGCTTTACCGGGCTGGTGGGGTCAGCCCTTTGTTCGTGACGGCCCAGGCGGCACTCGAAACAGGTTGGAAGATCAAAGGAATCGGCAACAACATCTTCGGCATTACCAAAGGCAGCAAGTGGACCGGCTCGGTGTCGCTGGAACTGACGACCGAATATTTCAAGACCCCGAGCGTGAAGTTCAAAGCCCCGGAGCGGGTCGTGTCGATCGAACACGTCGGACCGTGCAAATACAAATACCGGGTCTATCGGTATTTCCGGAATTTCGCGTCGCTGGATGAATGCCTCGACAACCACCTGGAACTGCTTCGCAAACCGGGATATGCCGATGCGTGGCCCTACCGGGACGACCCGAAAGAGTTTGCCCGGCGGCTGGTGGACGACACCGGGGCGAAGTACGCTACGGCACCGAACTACGCCGAAGTGATGGCGGGCATCATCGACACCGTAGAGCGTATCGTAAAGACTGAAAGTTTACTTTAACATTAAATATTAAAACGTATGAAATTCTCCGAAATCATCGACCGGCTCAACGAGGGAAAGGCGGTCGCCCGTTTTTCAAGTCCCGCATGGGCCGGCAAGTTCATCGTCAAACAGATTCCGCAGACAATACCGGCGGAAGTCGTTCCCCGCATGACCAGTTTGCCGGATCATGCGAAAGCCGTTATCGGAACAATAGGGGATGGCAGCATATCGTATCACGACCAGGTGCTGATCATCGAAGCAAACGACGACTGCTCGAAATCCTATGCAACGTCCTACATCCCCACATGGGAGGATATTTTCGCTGACGATTGGCAGGTACTATGAAACGGTATCTGATTATAGCCCTTTGGGTGCTATCGGGATTGTTGTGGATCCAAACGGTCCGCCTGCGAGGCGAACGGGCCGAGCGCAGGCGTGTCCAGTCCAACAACGAGGTATTGACCGACAGCGTGGAGTTCTACCGGACGGCCAGCGGCAAGCACGCCGCATCGCGTCAGGTGCTCGAACTCCGTGCCTCGGAACTGGAGCGATATAACGCTCAACTGGCCGCCACGGTCCGGGAACTGCGGATCAAGGCCCGGCGGCTGGAGGCGGCGGCCATGACGGCCACGCGGACCGAGGTGCAGATCACGGCACCTCTGGAATCCGCAGGCCCGCAGCTGACAGCGTGGGAGAAATACGGCGCAGGGGTGCGAAGGGCCGCCGATTCGGTAAAAGTGGCCCTCGATCGGGAATTCTCTGGGCTGCCGAAAGTCCCCGAAGTGAAGGTTTTCAGGTGGTCGGACCGCCATGTGAGCGTGGACGGGATGATCCGGGCCGATTCGGTGAGCTGCCACGTCGAAAGCATCGACACGCTCCAGCAGGTCGTCCACCGGGTTCCGCGGCGGTTCCTCTTTATCCGATGGGGGACGAAGGCAATACGCCAGGAGGTCGTGTCGTCGAATCCCCACACAAACATTGTCTACACCGAATATATCGAACTTAAAAGGAAAAAGCGATGAAAATTATTTATAACAATATAATACCGTTCGGGCGATTCACAGCTTTGACGGTGTTGTTTTGGTTGTTCATCAAGCGATGGAAGGAGCTGACCGAAAGACTGTATAACCATGAAAAGATACACATGCGGCAGCAGCTGGAAATCGTGGCGGCATGCCTTGTAATCAACGCGGGACTTATCTCTATGACGGGAGGGTCGTGGTGGTGGATGATGGTTTCTATTCCGGCACCGTTCATCATCTACGGCATTTCAGTCGGCATCGAGATCCTGCTGCCGCCTTACGATCGGGCCTATGGCAGCAGTTGCTTCGAAACAGAGGCCATCTACAACGAGCACAGACGATCGTATACTCGTCTCTGGTGGAAGCATCTGTTCGCTTGGATAGGGTATATCTCCAATAGAAAATATCCTTATATCCCGCACAGCGAACGTCCGCCCATGCAAGACTGATAAATCCATAATATAGGGGGCATGAAAAAGCCCCCGCCTTCGTCTCTGGCTATCTCTCAACATCCCCAGAAACGACAAAGGTGCATACACACCACGACAGAGGCAATAAGCCTTTGGGTGTGTATGCACCTATTGTTTTGTTGAGAGATGTTACAAATATAAAAACTTTTCCGGATATGTGCAAAACTGCAGTTTTTGACCGGGTCATGGGATTCGTTTCGCGTGAGACCGAAATACCCGTGGGGAGAATTACAGGAGGCGGTAAAACGCGTGAGGAAGTAGATGCCCGGTATTTGGCCGTCTATTATCTTAAAGATGAAGGTCTTTACGAATCCGACATCGCCCGCATGCTCCGCATAACACGGCAGGCTGTGGGGGCCATTTTGCGCCAGTTTGAAACACGCCGCAAGCAAAACGGGAAAATCTTTGAAATAACATTTATTCGTATCGGCAACGCCTTGAAAACTGACTGATTGCCTTCGAGCACGCCTATTCGGACCTTTGTTATGCGGGAACCATCAGTATGTTCCCGTCTCAATCGCCGAAGAGAAAAGAGGCGAATGAAACATGTGTATATACATGGAAGGTGATTATTTAACCAAAGGTGACGCCGCTCTTTGGGCTGACGCTAAAGACGGTCGCCGTAGCTATTGCGACGATTACGGTCGTCATCATGGCCGCGGTATGGCCGCCACGGGTATCGGCCTGGCGGCAGGCTTGGGCGGCGGTGCCCTGCTGTTGGCTTTGGCCGGGATCTGGGGTGCGAATCAGGCATCGAAAGCCCGTTACAAGGCTGCTGAAAATGCAGCTGCAGGCAATGCCAAGTCCATCGACATCCTCGCCCAGACGCAGCTCCAGGATCGTCTGTCGCGTGAAACGTGGCAGAACAATCACGCGCCTACGATCAGCCAGTACGTCGACGTACGTGCCGGAGCAGGCGCGGGGGCAGGCGCCGGAGCAAATGCCCTGGCCGCTGCTGAAGCGATGGCACTTGCCAGTGCAATCAACAACAACAGCAATGGCCTGAATTCGGCTATCGGAGGTTGCAATTTCCTCCGCGTGGCCCGCTACTCGGCTCCCAAGCCGTGCGGGTGCGACACGTGTCAGGATTAGCGCCTGCAGGGTGGGATGGGAAACCGTCCCACCCTTACCCTTAAAAACCGCGACGATATGTTGTTCAACAGAAAAGAATTCCATAATATGGAAATGATACGTACAACCTCCAAAGATGCCTTAAAACGATCCCTTATGCAAATGTATCAAGGTGATGTGGCTACAATGGAACGAATGTACGATTTCTATATGAAGGATATGCAGAATGTTCCGGACTTCGATCCGGTGGCTCCTTCAATGCTTCAGCAGGCAAAAACCACGATTGGAGACCTTTTCGGTTGGGCCGATGCCAATCAGGAAAAACTTGTGGGAGCTTATAACCTTTTCCGGGCGATGAAAAGCGGAGAGCCTATAAGCGCCGTTAGTGCTTCCGCTCCCGTCGCAGATGTTCCACCTCTACCGAAATTGTAAGCCATGCAACCCTATAAGATTGAAGTATACATATATGCTGAATCCGAGCAGGAAGCCCGTGAAGTGCAGCAGGCAGCCTATGATTTCGTGAACGAGAACTACCAGCATGGAGGACTCGTTACGGCATCCAAACTCAAAGACCTGCTCGTAAAATACAAGAACAATTTTTTCGTGCAAAACTTTCTGAAACGATGAGTGAGACTACGAATCCCCAGGAGACGCGTCAACCGCGGAACATCTTCGAGCAGACACTGTTCGGCGTGCAGGTAACCAATGACAACATAGTCGCAATTCATGCCCGTATGGACAACATGGAGGCAAAAATCAATGCGATATATGATGCCCTCTATCCAACATCCGAGCCTAACGTTCCCGGCGCGGATGACAAGAATAAGACAGTAGGGAACAATACCTAATAAATTCATATCCATGAGTTGTAACAAAATTCAAGCGGCAGTTATTACGCCTGTGCTGGCTGCCGGATCGACGACCTCGCCGTACTTCTACCAGGTCAACATCACCCAGCGGCTTTGCTTTCCGACGTGCGCAGACAACATTCCGGTGTTCAATCCGCAGTTCTCGCTCAAATCGTTGTCCCAGGTTGGGACAGGACGATATGTGGCCACCATCCATGTCGAGGGCATCATCTCCTATGTTCCGTGTAACGGCGGCTGCGGATGCACCAAGCAGCAACCTCTCTCGCAGGATTTCACGATTCCCATTCAGTCGGCATCGACACCCACCGTAACCATCGAGCCGGGAGCCGCGATGAACGCCGTGGCGGCATCAGCCTGCCAGCCGTGCAGCCGGACATTTGTATCGGAGACGCCGATCACCGTAACGGTGGCTACGGCCGCAGCACCAACAGCGTAGCGGTATGCTGTGGATAGCCCTATTCGCAATGGTGTGTGCAACCATAGCACAACACCTCGGACTGGCTGAAAAGGTAGCACAAATCGGCAACCAGATCATGGAATGCCCGAAATGCCTATCGTTTTGGACCGTATTGGGAGTGTTGCTTTGCTACGGGTGTAACATTCTCCTTGCGATAGGGCTATCTTTATTGGCTGCCTATGCGGCTAATTGGATGGGATTTGTATATATGGAATTGAACAATATCTATTCAAAACTATGGCAAAGAACAACAAACAAATCGAAAACGGAACCCCGAAAACGACGGAAACGCCGATAACAATAACTAATGCTCCGGTTCTGATTGGAAGCTACAAACCGCTTCCCCGCGTTCCGGCGTGTAAAAACTGTTGAAACATGACTTCAATCGAATTAAAAGAACGCTATGGACGGCTGCATGACAAGGTGGCCAGAATGGACGATGAACATGCAGAAAAAGTGTTCATTGGAGCCCAGATGTGGGCATTCGGTAAGATAGCGGAATCGTCGCCGACTGTTGCCGAAATATGGCTCGGGAAACTGGAGGCTGTCTGCTGGAACAACTACTTGTCAGATGCCGAGGCAAAGATGATCGCCACAAAACTCGTAAACCAAGATGGAAGCATCGGAGCTAAATGGAGCAAGGACGCATTCCTGCAGACCGTGGAAAAACTGGGCAGAGACATCGAAAAAGAACCGTATTACAACGAAAATGCCTTATGGGTTACAGCTGTAATGATATACAGCGATCACGCCAAGAGTATCGCCGAAGATATGGGGCACACTTCGCCGTCTGATATTCCGTCCGAAAAAATGGCACTATCATGCTATCGAAAAGCTGTGGAAAAACTATGCGACAAGGATCGAAAGCACTTTATCCGAGAGTATTTCGAAGGCGAACTGATGTAA